CTGTCAACACCTTTAGGACTTATGTGTGTTATGAAGCCGTCAAGCAGTTCCGCCTCACTCTTGAATACTACCGTGTGTTGGTTGGTATCGCCGACAAAATTATGAAGCCCGTCTCGTGAACCACCCGGTAGCTTGTCATACATGTAAGGCTGTATGCCTGAGGTGTTGATGTCTTTGTTCGTGTAGCTGATAAGTTTTCCGTCAGCATCATAGAACCCTATCTGCCATATCTGACCAGGGCCGCTGTTCAGCGAGGTAGTTTCTATATCGTATAGGACTATCTTGCCTTGTTTATACAGTTCGATTGTCTCCGGATTAAACCACTCTGGTTTTTTCTCAAGCAACCATTTCAACACAGTTATATCGTAGCGGGCTTCATGTGCCTGTAGCCCTGCCACGCCATGTGTTACGAAGAATCTTTGTATGTCTGCTTTTTCCACATCCGGAAGCTCGTCTACTATCTTATCGAGTGCCAGTTTTTTAAGCTGTCCTTGTGCTACGCTTTGTGTGCGAACACCCTCAAGCACTCTGTCCACATAAGCAGTACGGCTACGCAGTGCGAAATCTATAGGCGCTCTTGAGTCTGTCAGCAGTATGTCTATTATCTGTTGCCTGAAAGGTCTGGTTAATTCAGATGTTCTTATCTTGTAGAACAGATTTGCCACAAGCTCATGTCTGCGTACAGCCCCTCTGAATCTGTCAAAGATCGTCCTGCCCTCGACAGCCTCTCCGGTCTTTGCTGCTTTCATGTTTAATGCGTCATCAATAAGCTTCAGTTTAAAGGCTGTGTCTGACGTAGGGTCCTGTAGTTTTACAACAAAGTCCACTATGCGTTGATCGTAGATAATATTTTTAGACACGGTGTTCTTGGACAGCTGCGTTATGTACATGGCTGCATCATCCAATAGACTCTCCTTGGCAAAATTATTTATAGACATGTTTGCAAGATCTATCCATGTGTCCAAGTCTATCCCGACATCTTTCAAAGCTTCCTTGATGTCCTCGAATACATTTACATTGTACTCTTGTACAGACCTGTATGTCTTCATGTCACCCATTATTGCAGGCGAGGTTTTCTTCCATTTCTTTGTCCTGCCTGTGCCTCTACTCTGCAACGAAAATGAGTAGTGCATATCGTCAGTCTTGCTTACGCTTTCCTTATAAACCCTGCCACTGACAGGAACAACTATGTCTTCAAGTTCTGATTTAAACTTTAGCCATAGTGTCGGGTCTTTCACAGCGTTTGGATTTTGTAGAAACTCCAAGAACTCCTCTACTTTTACATTCACAGAATCTGTAAAGGTTACATTGTCCATTGAGAATTTTAAACCCATTATACCTGACTCTGTGGCATTTATGGCTTTTATAGCTGTTGCGTTTTTAATATGTTCAACGTACTCTTTCTGCAAGGCTACCTGCTCATGCGCCAGTGCATCCAGAATATTTGTCAGATAGTCTGTGTACTGATCGTAGTCTTTCATTATATGTGCTGTGAACTTATCCGCACCAAGCTCGTCCATTTTTGTAACATCCCATAATTTGTGCGGAGCAAGAAACTTTTGTGCAACTAGAATCAGCTCACGCATGTTGTTGTAGAAAGTCTTATAGTTTTCCCCAACCATACGCCTCCAGCTTTTTGAGTCTACCTGACTTAGTCCTATAACAGTTTCCTCAACACCAGTGATTGCCGCAGATACTTTTTGCAGTGATAACTCTATGTATTCTTTTCTTATAAGATAAGCCTGCTCGCCTGCTTTTGTAGCTTCTGTTTCGGACACACCTAAAGGATTGGCGAGATCAGATGGGCTTACCCCTTTTTCATTCATGTACTTTGTGAATAGTTCTTTCACCCCAGCCTCGTAGGACTGCGCCTGTTTCAGCATATCCACTGTCTGATCGCCGATAGCATTCTCAAGCTCCAAATCCATTCTGTATTTGTTCATTATATTCAAACCAAGAACAGCCTCTTCCAACTCACGCTCACTCAGAGTTATGTTGGTCGCCTGCACCTGTTTCAGTTCTGCGGACAGGTCGTCTGCAATGTACTTCATCGCCTGCTCATATTTCTCTATTGGATTGGTGTTGTAAAAGATTTTGTCTGGAAGTCTGACCGTTCCTATAGCGCCCGCTTCATCAACGTTCTTTACAATAATATCCCAGACAGCTGCGGATGCGGTTTCATAAGCAAGGTCCACCTGGTCCCCAGCTGCAAGATTCAGATCTTTAACCTCACGATATATCTGGTGTAACAGATTGAACTTAGGACGTGCGCTATCCGGTATAACAGAGACTCCGTTATACGTTTTTGTCGCAGCGTCATCCATGAAAACCAATACTTCATCTACAAGTTTATAGAACGCATTTTCGGTTGTGTCTTCTTTGAGTGTCAGATTTTTAAACCCCGACAATCCGTAAGGAGCTTCCTCTATGATGTCCTGTATTTTTACAAAGGCATCTGCGAACTCCCTTACATCCTGTATGTTTGTCTTGCTGACAACAAGATCGCGATACTGTCTGAGGTTGTCTATGTGGGTGTGTATACGTTCAACGTCTACGTTGTGTGCCATCTGAACATACTCTTCAAAAGGTACTTTAAACTTTTCTATAAACAGACGGTCAAAAATCTCCACCGAGTTCTGAGGAGTTTTTGATTTTATAATTGTGTCCGCCACTTCTTGTATAAACTCCGGTTCAGATCTTGCCGTGAGCATGTACAAGGCTACTGCATCCGCACGTTGTGTGGTAGTCAACGTGTTGTTAGTCAGCTTGGATATGTTGTTGTCCATTATAGGTTTTATAAGCTCGACGTAATCTTTGGCGGTGGCGTTCGGAAACTGGTTAAGCGTCTGTGCAACTGTGTTCGTGAGAATATTATCCATATACTTGACAGACTTCTTGTACCACTTTATCCCACGGTAAATTTCAGGGATGCCTGTTGTATACCATAAAGCTTTTAAAGGTAACGACGACACATTGTTCACACCGTCAACCATTTTATTCAACCCTTGAATGACGGGTATGCTCACACGCCCGGCTGCATTATAAGTATCTGCTATTGTTTTACCAAGCCCACCATCTACAGCTTTGTAGAAATCCAGTATGTTGGTCTTGTCCTTGGCTACATTGTATCCGGCTTTAAGAGCGCTCTCTATATCTGTACCTTTGTATACATGTTTAGCGGCGGCTTTAGCCACAGCTTCTGCTACATCGTCGTCTGTGACAAAACTTTTAACAGCACTTTTTATTGTGCTTTTCAAAGTACTTGCACCTGCTTTTACCCCGGCTGATACACCTAAGGTCAGCCATGTTGTAGGATCCATTGCAACTTCTGACAGCATACTAAGTCCGAAGTCACCTGCGACATTGCCCGTGTCCACATAGTTTGAAGCATCAAACTGTTTCCGTGGACCGTCAAATCCTACAGCACTTTTTATAGAGTCCAAACCTTGCTGGTCAAACGCAAGGGCTTTTATTATATTGGCTCCTGTTATTGCGTCGATGTCCTCTCCGACTGCATTAAGATTATTCAGTAGGGCTTTACCAAACCCAGCCCAGCCATAACCACTTTTAACTCCGCTGGCTATAGGCTCCCATGTCAGCTTCGTATACAAGTCCCATATTTCTGAAGGCAGTTCTGAGACAGGGGTTCTACCAAACACTGTGTTGGATATTATGTCCGCCATAGAGTTTGTCTGTGTGGTATCTGATATATCTATAACGTCTTTCTTCTTTTTTATTTTCGGCGTATAAATATACGGCGCACTTGGTGTGTACGCCGTACTTGAGAATGGATGTGCATCTTTATCAAATGGGTGTGGAGGTAGATACTTCTTCATAAGCTCTCCTTATCTAGCGTTACCTGAACCTATCGGTGGTGTCGGGGTCATTGTTCTTCGAGGATCCCCGGTAGTAGGCTCTCCGAGTTTGGGTAGTGTATAGTCCGACGCTGTTACATTCGGCTTTGCTGTAGGTAATTCGAATCCAAGAGCGGCCCCGAAGTTTTGGTTGAAGCTTGCAACATCAGTAGGATTTGAGAAGTTATATTTCTTGTCTGTGATAGCCTGTAACAAACCAGCGTTGGCGCTGTATTTTGCTCCGTTTAATGCAGCATTTGCAGTAACTTCATTACCTAGGAAGTTTTTATTGGCTGCGTACATATAACTCTGAGCATTCAGATCAGCTGCACCAAGTGTTGCGTTGCCTGTGATACTGGCTGCGTTCTCATTATGTGCTCCGGTTATATCAGCCGACTTCACATTACCGTACGCATTGTTCGCAGATGCGGAACCTGCTGTGTTCGCCGCATTTACCTGAGCATCATAACCAAGTTTAGCCTGCTGTGTGCTGGCATCAACTGCATAGTTTGCAGAATCCGTAGCCATCAACTTTTCATTTGCGGATTGACTTGCTGCGAATGCATCGGTTGAAGCCTTGGCGTTAAGCGAAGCAGCCTTGTCCTGCGCTGTCCTGATTCCTTGAAGCGCCTCAAGTCTTGTGTTTGCGAACGCCTGGTCGGCCTTGGCTCTTGTGTCCATGCCAGCCAGTGCCTGCATACCGGAAGAAGCTCCTGACATTACAGCGGAGTTTCTTTCTTTTTCAGCAGCTGCTCTAGCCAGTGCCATCTGCTGTGTGTATCCCTGGTCTGAGGAATTCAATACACCTTGTGCTGCATTGATTCCCTCTTTGCCTTGGATATTGGATGCGCCTGTAAAGATATCCTTAATCTTGGCAGGATCGTAGTTATAGTTTCCGTACAGTGCGCCCAGAGAATCAGCACCTTTTAGTTTTGCATCCTTAATGTTGCCCAACCCTATTGTCTTACCCATAGTAACACCCGGCATACCGTAGTTGTTTAATGCACCACCACCGCTACCGACTGCATAGTCTGTGGTGGCTTTAGGTACAGTATTATCTACTATTGCAGGTTGTTTAACCAATCCTGCGTCAGGAATGGTTTGTTTTGCAGGTGTCTGATATAGTTTATTCAAAGGATTGTTTGTGTCAGTCTTTGGCGTGCCTAGTCTGTCAGCCAATGTATTCCCCGGAGGAGAGTAGTTAGCTGTACCAAATATATCAGACGTGACTTTTGGGATGGTTCGCCCAACTTGTTTTGCTACCGGCATATCTATTTACCTCCCATACCCTTCATCATTTCGAGTGGGTTGCCTTGTGCAGGTGCAGCCTCAGGTGGCGCGCCCTGTTCTGGGAGTGCCTGGCTTATCAGCCTGCTGATAAACTCTTGAAGCTGTTCGGGTGTGAACATATACACGTCCTCACCCGCAGCGTTCTTACCAAGCTCTGGTTTAATTATCGACTGTGGCATCTGTGTTGCCTCCTACGGTCTGAATCCGTTTGATAAAGTCCGACAGATAATTGGCGCCTCTGCTGAATATGATACCTGTGAGCACCAGACCTACGAAAGGAATCTGGAATGTGACCCCGAGTATCTCGAAGAGGTCTACTCCGGCAGCGATTGCAAGGAATACGGAAAGCACGATTGCTACAACCTGCTTCCAGTTGATTGTCTTGTTGAACACCAGCTTGAAGTATTCAACCAACGCCTCCACCGTGATGGCGAGCATAAGAATAATTAAAATGTTCATGTTGATTTTCCTCCTATCGTTCTTCCGTGGTTCTGGTTGTGCTGTTGTAATAACAACTGCATGTCTGTACGTAATGAGTTATAATCCTCATGCTGTAACTTCAGGGTTGCCTGTAACTCTGTTACAGTTTTTGTCAACTCCATTATGGAATTGTTAAGGAGAGCCTCCCGTGCACCTGCGTCACGGGCGGACTTCCAGCTTTTTGCTACAAATGTTATGAGTGTTATGAGTGATGTTGCTACTGACAGTGCTGTTAAAATCATCTCGTTAGACATGCCAAATCCTCCTACGCGAATAGCGCTTTCCAAGTGGTATCCCCGCAGGTACCGTCAACTTTAAGCTTCCTTGATTTTTGAAACGCCCTCAACTGTACGTCAGATCCAGGGCCGAACTTGCCATCTAGTTTATACGGTCTTCCTTTGTTATCCTTGAGGTAGAAGCCTTTCTTCTGTAACAGTTTCTGCATGACTTCGCACGGATAGCTGTATCTGGGCCATATCTGTCTGCGCAGTGCAGGAGTGAACGTCGAAACCTTTGTGCTGTTCACTGCCGATGTCTGTCTCTTGAGACTGCCTGCAAGCGTACTGCCTATATGAATCCATCCGGAGTCATACGAATACAGTATGATTGATGTTAGTCCCCTTGTCTCGAAGAACATTGCCAGCTCTTCCAGTGAAACCCTGGCTTTGTTGTACACAGTTATGTCCAGTGCACGCCCTACCAGATGGTTTGAGTGTGGATCCCCTCCGACTTTTCTGTTGTGGGACTCGGTTCTGTAAGCGGAATTGATTATGATTTTAACATCATAGAAATCATTCGCTGCTTGAATCATGTCCGCCAACAGCTGATCCAGGAGGATTGTGTCAGTTCCATCCTTGCATTTGAAATCCTTTACCTTGTAGTCTTTGGTGAGTTGCTTCTCCCCATCTGAGTTTAAACTGTACGTCTTAACCATTACTTGATACCTACCTTCCATGAATCTGTGCCTATTCTGGCACGTACTTCTGTTGCCGGTTTCCATGTGTTGACGCCTGTACGGACATATAGTTGTCCTGACCTCCAGTCATCATCATCTACTCTTACGTAGATTATATCAGTAACCGCTGTTCTTTGCAAGGATACAGTTGATGATGTGGTACTTTCAAGACCGTATATGTTTACAGCAGTTACCCTGTAGCTGCGTGTCTCACCGGACAGCACTGCGTCTGTAGGAATTACGTAACTCAGTCCTGTGGTTTCTGCCTGTAGTCCCCATGTCCCGCCGTTCTTACTCATGTATATCTTATACTTGGATATGTTCGGCAGGTATGTGGTGGGTCTTACCCATGTCAGGTCTGTGTTCGCAGGTATGGTTGCACCGGGGAACTGTAGTGTGGCAGTGACTCCGTCTCTACGTAGAGTCTGAGGAGCACTGCTAACTGTCGCACTTTGGAATGTGTGTGCAGCGGATACGGCTTGGGCATACCCCCACGATATAGGATCCCGTCTGGTGTCTGTATCCATGTCTGCGATATACAATGAACAGTTCTTTGAACCGACAAGCGTGCTGTATGGTATGCCATAGAAGTCCAGCTTGTAGTAGTATGTGCTGTTGTATGTGAAGTTGTCATCATTCATCGTCTTACGTTTGACAGCAAACTCAGCAGTGCCTTTGCTTATATCGTAGTAGTCACCGCCTGGATTCTTTCTCTGCATCCAGTGTGAGTACCCCTCCTTATACGATAGCGCACCAAACACAAGCTTCAGATACTTGCCTCTGTCTGTTGCATCGTATGTGTACGCACCGGTCACTATCTTGAACTCGATTGACACGTCATATCCCACCGATGAATTACGCACAGCGGTGGCAAACTTTGTCAGCATTAGATAGGTGGATGTGCTACTGTCTGAGTAGTACTTGGTGTTTAATAACATATACCCTCCTATTATGTGTACTTGACGTACAAGTCCCCGTTCTTTGCAAGGTACCCTACCTTACCAATGAACACTGTATCATTTACGGCTTCTGTACCATACGCAGTAGTAGTCTTCCTGTCCAGTATTGCGATGTACGTATCGGTCAGATGTCTGCTTGCAGCAGTGGCTGCCATATCTTCAAGGTCTGTGAGTATAGTGGGTTTGTTTTTGATGTAGTCTGCTTCCGTATCGACAGCTTCGTTCCAGTCAGACTGTACACCGGCAGGTCTGGCGTTCAGCAGGACAATCTCGTCCTGTATGTCTGACAGTGTTTCACTCAGATCTTCCACGGTTGCCATAGGTATCGTGCCTTGTACTATCAAGTCCAAGGCGTCTGCCGCAACAGACGCAACCATATCCTCATATGCCGTGCTGAGTACAGTTATCTGTGCGTGTGCAAGATTGCTGGCGTCAATGAGTTTCTTGAACTCAGTCTCCCAGTGTGTCTTGCTCACTATGTCGTTGGTCGGTTCTGTGTAGGTCAGGGTTACAGGATTCCACATAATTGTTTACCTCGCATTCATTGTTCTGAATACCCAGTTGAACCCAAGGAGTTCATAAGGTACCAGGTTTAAAGATACCAGTACCAGACGCGGGGAGTACCCCTTGCCTGAGACTTTGAATCGTACTTTCACCACGGCAGGTTCTGTCAATGATGACACATCCAGCTGCCATGTGTTGGTCTTGAGCACCACTTCCTCGGAGGGTGTGGTGAACATCGTGTCCTCAAGGTACAGGTCGTTGTCGTCTGAGAGTACGGTATGCCCTGCCAGTACAGCCGGGTCTGCGTACGTAGGGACGACGACAAGTTCATCACCTTGCTGTTCAACTGTGTAGTTGTACAGGTCTTTCCTTATCTGTTCGTCCAGATAGAACATGCTTCCGAACTGCAATGCACGACGGGACAGGTTGTTTACCTTGAACTGTATCTCACGATACCGCTTCTTCGTGGCTGTGTTGTGCTCACGATAGCCTGTATCTATGAGCTGTATGTTGTTGTACACCGTGCCAGCTACGAAGTCATCGCGTATATCGGCGGAAGGTGATACCAGTACCATGGATTGGTCAACTATTGTAGCGTATATGCTACCGTCAGTAACACCGTACTTGTACATACACATGTTATGTTTTGTTGACTGCATCATATAGGTTGTCCACGTACGGAGGACAGTACTATAGTTCAGGTAGAAGTCCACATACACACCATCTGATACCTCGAACTTATATATGCAACGCAGTATTCCGTTGTCCTGGTAGTTGATATAGTCCCTCAGTATCATAGGCGTATTGTTCAGGGCCTCATACAAGTACCCGAACGTGCTCTTGACCACAGGCCCTATGTTATCCAGCATCTTTGTTATGGGTGTGGATATAGGTGCCATCTGTAGGGCACCAACACCATCCGGTGTAGCCTTTGGCACCATGAGGTAGTAGTAGTCCCCGCTCTTGAAGAACACCATGGTCTGCACAACGCAGATTGTACGGTGATCGAACTGGGTAAGCTGTAGTTTCTCCTGCAATACAGTGGATGTGAATCCTGAACCCCCTGGCAGCCATGCCAGCTTATGCAGTTTGGTGGTGGTGAACACAAGCAATCCGTTTAGGTACGGCACGCAGGACACCACATCCTCGTCGAATATCTGTGCATTGAACGGGAACGGGAAGTATCCTGGTCTTGCCAGCTCGCTTATGAACACTATGTTTCTACCTCTCGATGTACCCCATAGCACCACATGCTGCATCCATGTACACATACCGGTGGCTGTGTTCAGGTTGTAGGCTATAGGGTCTATGCTCTTGGCTTCCTTGTCGTACATCTTATAGTTGGAGTATACCCCTGTTGTGACAGGGACTGCTGTGCTTACGGTTGGGTCTTCACTCCAGGTTCCTGTGTATATGGTACAACGCACACCAAACTCCTTGTAATCAGCGGGTGCTATATAGGACAATACTGTCCCGGGAGCGGATGGGTTTATGGTTACGTTTGTGTATGCCTTCTTTATGGTGGGCTTTGAGTTGTCTAGGCTGTAAACCTCCCACAATACGGTGTACGCTGTATCGTCTGTGCTTGAGTTGGTGGCGTAGTACGCTCTGAACTGTACCAACTCCCCTGCCCGTGCACTGAATAGTACGTTTCCATTCAAATCCTGGGGGACTATACCTTGTATAGTCAAGGTCATAGCCCCGCCTATATCGTCTGAGAATGCATATGGCTGCTCTAATAGCATGTTATACCCGGAGGCTGATGCTTCCGAAGGATTTACTGTGGTTGGAACAACAGGTCTTAGCGTGAACCTGGTCACATCAGCTTCGCGTGAGCTGGACAGTATGGCAAGCCCCTGCTCCACAGGGAGTATGGTGCTGCCATTGAGTGTGGTGTAAACAGGAAGTGGGACTTCCGCCTGGAAAGGTATCTTGTGCAATGTGCTGGGTACATCCCGGAGGTTATCGGTCTTTATCTCTGACACATTGTCATACACTATGTCATACAACTCGTCGTTGAACATCACCTTGTAGCCGTAATCGTTGTACAGCAGTGTATATGTAAGGCTGTAGTCCGTAAGTTTGTCCGTATCGAACCCGGTCATCTGCGCGGTGTGATGTATACGGTACCCGTCTACGCCTATGTCGATATCACCAACCTTGTGATAGCCCGCCCGTGGATATATCATGTTACCCTCGGGGGCTATGTTGTAGTTTACAAGCAGCTTGCTGTTGCCATCCAGTAAAGGGATGTCTGTATAGAGCATCCCTTTATTGAACAGCTGTTCGGTTGTAAGATTACGCGGCGTACGCTGATAGTTTTTAAAAGCTGGCATGTGTTAGCCTCCTATACAAGACCGAGGTGCTTCTTGATACGTTCTATCTCCTGGGAGTTAGTCAAGGGTTTGCTCTTCTTTAAAGCCGCGTACTCGGCTTCGATAGTGTAGGCGTTGTCAGCCTTGGCTTTGGCGTCTACCGCCACCTTCCGCACTACCTTGTCTAAGGTTTCAATTACTTTAGCGTCCATTATTCCACCCCCACGATTTCTGCTAACGTGTCCACCACTGTTGATAGAGTTGTCTGCATTTGTTCTACTTGTTCCTCAATGGTTGGTTCTTGTATTGTTTCGATTGATTGAGGAATTAGGGTTTCGTCGATTTCTACAACCGATTCAGTGACTTCACCTGTTTGGCAATTAATAGATTTAATTGTTCCAGTTTTCATTTACAATGCCCCCTTTTTGAATATTGATACTTTCATTTTTTGCGGTAAATACGCACCTGATATTTCTGCTATCCTAATTGATGTTATGTTGGTTATTTCCGCTTGTTTGTAAGCCCATCGCCCTGTTAATAAAGTTGACACACCTCCACCACCAGTTGCTAATGCTGTTAGAGTGGTAAATGCAATTGGTATTGTGCTTGCATCTTGTAATGACAAATTGGTAGTCATTGTTGATTTTTTTGTAGCACTAACTGCTAACAAACGAGCATCATTTGTAGAACCAGTAAAACCGTAATAATCAGTATTAGTGTATTGACCATTTATATACAAAGAGGGTGTAAATGCTACTTCACTTGCATTATACGTTTGTATTATTATCTCATAAACACCACCGTCACCCAAAATATCAAGTCCAGTAAAATCTAAAGCCAAAGTGGTTGCGTTTGTTACGGTCTGCTCCGCTATCATCCCGCCACGTTTATCGACAATAATACTTTGAGACATTTCCCAGTCACCGAACATACCGCCCTCATACTGTCTTTTATATTTGTCTATATAAGATGGGTCTATATAACTAACGGATTGAAATGAAAAATCAGAATCATATCTAAATAGTTCTATAGTGGCACTTCTATCGGTGTATGCTCCACTTGGAAAGTGTTGTGCCACTGCATCGGTTACCTGTTTTATATAATAGATACCATACGCATAACCATTATCCACATTGACATCGTCAAGGTCTGTATTGTTTGGCAGATATTTTGCATTTATGTCTGTCACCAATACTCCGCTCGGTTTAATCGTGTTGGCAGTTGTGTCATAGACAGGGATGATGTTGTCTGCAATGCCTGTTTCATCAAATGATTGAATGTTGTTGGTTTTGGCGAGTTTGTTTCCAACACTAGTAACCAGTTCATTGATTGCACCGACGATGTCATTAGCTTCTGTCTCAAGCTCAGGTCCGCTTGCCACCCTGACTTCACCCGACAGCAGAACCGTGCCGTCATTTTTTACAGCAAAGGCGTTGCTTCTGTGGTCGGCGTCTGTACCGTTACCTATCTTGAACACATACCCAAGAGGGTCATAGGTCGTCCTGCTTGCTTCATCATCAACGTCTATTGATGCATATCTGCCTATGATGTATTCGAGATACGCTGTCCAGTTGTGTATGCCTGCTGCATGGGAGTAGTCTCCTATCGCCCATGTCTGCTTGCCCTCGGAGAATGCAGCCAGTCCGGATGTACCTGTGGTGTCACCGAAAGCTGCGGAGGCGTATTGATTGGCTGTACAGCCAGTCTGTTCCAACGATTTTGCGCTGTCCATACCTGTGCCGCCACCGCTTCCGTTATATAGATTGTTCGCAAGGGAGTAGTCAGACAGGTCCTGGTCACCTGTGTTGGTCCCGGAGTTGTTCTGATACAGGTCGGATAAAATACCTGCCTGGTAATCTGAGAACAACCCTGAGCCTTCCTGTGCCCAGACCATGCTGTTTGTGATCTCGTCAAGTGCAGCCTGCACATTATCGGCGGCAAGGTTCTCATACACTGTGTTGTTGAATGTTATACCTGCTGCAAAGTTTGCAGCACTATCCCCTTTGTCTCCTTTGTCTCCTTTATCGCCTTTACCTCCTGTGAAGTCCGTGGATAACAGGGTCTGATAAAGAGCGCGCATCTCCTGTGTGAACGAGATTCGTGCAAGCTCGTTGTTTATACGGATGCCTTCGTTGGTCTGACGCTGTAGCTCCTCCATCGAGACTTCGCTGAACTTGTTTACAAGCGTCTGGTATGCTGCGTTTACATTGCTTGAGGAGTTCCCCTGTCCTGTGAATCTGTTCCAGGTCATAGTCTGAATACCTCCATGTCGATGTCTTGGTCGGCGCGGCCCAGTTCGAAAGGTGCCAGCCCGTCGTCGTCAAGCTTCTCGTATTCGGCAGGGACCCGCTGTATCCAGTCCCTCTTCATTGCAAATTTGTTTGTCGTATATGTCATCATATAACCAGGCTGGGGATTGGCACCCTCTTCGTCTGTCATATAAAAATAATATGCTGCGCCGTAACAAACCACGCTGCGTATATACTTGTCGGGTATTAATGTATACTCGGTAGCACCTTCTGCAAGCTCCGAGAATACAGGAAATTCTGAACTGAGGTCGTTGTTGATGTCGTCCATGACGCTGTCAAGATGAATCTTCATCTCGTCATAGTTTAACGTCTCTCCTGCGAGCAGTTGATTAACTCTTTTTACTATGTCCTTGATAGTCATACTGCCTCCTGTTTGAATGATGGCGGGGTGTTACCCCCGCCTGTTCATTACCGTGGGATAAGAATAAGTTCGCCTGCGAAGCTATCCTTGTTGTTGGTCAGATCGCCTAGCTTGGCCTGCACGTTCTGCTGACTGTCCACCATTCTGCGTCTCTTGTGGATGATCCTGGCGAACGCCTCCGGAACTTCATATGTTCTTCCATCAACTGGAAAGTATATACTCATTCCATTTAGTGTTACTGTCATGACTTCTCCGAAGTACGGTGCGTACATGGGGGACATGGAGACAGACACCTTGGGTTGTCTCTCAACAATACCCTTGTTCACTTTCTCCTGATGGTCTGCTTTCCTCATGTCAAGGTCTGCGATCTCTTTGACTGTTAGATTGTCAGCAGGAGCTTTCGCCCCTGCCGCATCCAACGGGCTTACTTTTTTGGTGGCCATGGTTTCTTACCCGTTCCTTTCTTTGCGCCTTTTGGTGCTGGTTTACATGCCATTTAGTTTGTACCTCCTGGTTCAGATTATCCGCTTATTGTGTAAGCAGCTGACCCGATTGCAGACAAGGCGTATCCAGGTCTGTAGGCCATTGCCTTGAACGTACATGCATCTGTCAGCACAGGTTTGGCATCGGCATCATACAGGTCTGAATCAATGGTAGGAGTCGAGCCATCCGTGGTGTAGAAGATCTTGGTTGCGTTGGCGCTCGTTATAGTGATTTCAGAATTGTCTGCTCTTGCTCCGGCTGCCGGGCTGAATGTCGGGGTTGTCTGGACTGAGGCTGCGGCTGGATCGCCTGAGATGTAAGGTCCTTGCTCACCTTCGTAGATTGATGCGTTGTTCAACAGTGAAGGTACACACACATAATCAACTATGGCTTCAGGTCTTGTGGATCCGAATCCTACAGAGTTGATCTTGAAACCGATCGACTGTCTCTGGTCGATAGGATCCATGACACCTGAGGAACCGAGTCCCTTTGTGAACATCTTGGCGCTGTCCTGTCCGGACAAGCCTGTCCTTGTGAGCGCGTTGGCTCCGAGTACGAACACGTGCTGCATCTTGAACTCGGCATAATTACCGTCAGGGATTGTCCATGTCTTCAACGCTGGGTTGTAAGACGCATCCATGTTGGTCATGAAATCCTTGTGGTAACCGGCTGCTGTGGTCAAGGCGTCTGCTGTAAGATCGACAAGCCCGGATGTTGCACCGGTAGAGTTACCTACAGCAAGGGTGGATGTGTTGTAGATTTTCAATCTGAGTGCGCCGGTCGCATCATAGTACTCACCGGAGGTGGGGACGTTGATGGACTCGTAGAACTCAAGACCGAACATCGGAACAAGCATTCCGCCTTCGTACATGTTCTTGGTCGTGTTGTTGATGGTCATGTACTTCTCGACAGTTGCATCACTGACCATGTCGTAGAAGAACTCAGGGGATGCGATGACGTGGAATCGTCCGTTGCTTCTTGGTTTCACCTTCGCTTTCTGCATCGAAAGAACGATTTTTCTCAGGTCAGTCATGCTGGGTTCTCCCTTGGAGAATGTGAATCCGTCGGGACTCAAAGCACCATCGGCATAGTATTCCTGTGCGTTGAGCATCAAGGCTTCTCTTGCGAGCAAGTCCAATGTCTCGACTGCGACAATCGCGTACTCTGCGGCGAAGTGTCTGATGACAGGGTCTACGATTGCGAAATCGACCTTGTCTGTGAACTCCATGTATCTACCATACTGGTAGGCTTGAAGTTCGTACTTGATGACCGAGCCTTTGTCTGACATAGGCGGGGTTCCCTCAAGCAACTTGGATGTATGACCCTGAAGGGCTGACCATCTGCGAAGCTGGAGCTTGTCCGACTTGTCCGGGATCATCTGTGACTCTGCGTACTTGAAGTACGGGTACGAATCCGCACCGTCACGGATGGTGTCAAGCAGAACCTTCGAGTAGAAAGTTTCTGGATTGACTCTTGCAGTGCCGTTGGCAATCTGCGAGTTCACGAAATTGGCATACGTCTCAACGGTGCCTGTTCCTTTTAATGCTGATAATGATACTGGATCCATTTTAGGTATCCTCCTGTAATTATACTCCGTTCATTTGTCCGAGCAGAGCGTCCAAGCTCTGTACATCGTTTATCGGAGCAGCTGGTGTGGAAGGTTTCCCTTGCGCCGAGCTGGGTGTCGAGCTGTGCGCAGCCGACTTTGCCTGTTTAGCGAGGGCTTCCCTCACCGCGTCTTCTGTTGCTTTCTTTACTATGGCGTCATGATTCAAAGTGCGGTACTCCTGGAGCAAGTCCATCGGAGTCTGGTAAGGGTCCTTGCCTGCACTGTTCAGTTGCTTTGCGAACTCCATCAATCCTTTGTCGTCAAGCCCGAACGAATCCTTAACCTTCTGGAATCCAAGATTGGCCTGTTCTGCACGCTGTGATTCAGCTTGCTGTGCTACGAGGATTTCATTCTGCTGGAGTCGTTGGAGTATTTCGACCGGGATATTGGTCTGCTGTGCCTCAAAGGCGAGCAGCCTGTCCGACAATGCTGTGATAACCGCCTCCGGATTTGTCGTATCCTGCACACCGAGCACTTCCGCCATCTTGTTAATGATGCGTTCATACTGTGTGTTCTTGGTACGCATCGCCGCGAACGTCTGATTCTGCTTGTCTGCTGCAAATATCTTGTCCGGAGTCTGCTCTTCTTCGGGAGCAGCGGGGGGCGTCGTTTCAGCTGTTGCAGCTGGAGCCTCTGCCGGAGGTTGTTCTGTAGCAGGTGGTGTTTCAGGTGGTGTCGCAGGCGGTGTTGCCGCCGGTGGGTTGTTCATTGTACCGAATAATGTATCAAGGTTCGTTTCCTGTGGAATATCCGCAGGTGGGGCGTCTCCCTCAGCGAAAAGCTGAAGATTCATTTTTCTCAACATAATCTGCCTCTTTCTCCCAAGGTTGCTGGCGAAGCTAACCTCTGTATATACTCGTACTCAGGGTGTACGGAACCACTACTTTGATTATAAGGGTAAGTGTTGATGATGTCAATACATCATTACATGAAATTTTCGTCTTCCTGCTCACTATAATCCACGGCAGGTGGAAGTTCCGGCTCAGGTGCAGGGAACTCTGTCTGCTGCTCCATGCCCGGAGTCGCTCCTGCCTGCATCTGTTCGGCTGTCATGGCGATTGCCTCCTCAGGCGGGACACCTGCCTTGGCAAAGGATGCAAACGTGAACAGGGTTTTCGCAACCTGCTCGGTGTAGTCCTTGCTGCGCTGGATCCCCATACGTTTCTGCATGAACTCCCTCATAGGTACATCCTGACACATGAGCCATTCTTCCTGGGTCATCATCGGAACCGATTGCCCCTGCTGTCCGTACTGCATCTGGGCAGTCATGACGGCAGTCGCCCATTGTGCGACACGGGACTTGCTCTTGGGAAGCTCGGACGAGATGTTCAACTCGTACCGGTACAGGGTTTCCTTGTTCAGCTTGTCAAATGCAACCTCGATGTCCTTGACTTCAAGAGTCGAAGGTGACTGGATGAAGTACTTCCTTGTTCCACCATGCGCTATGAAGTTCGCAAGCAACAGCTGACACAATCTCTTGGTGTAGTCCTCGTAGTTCGCGATCTTCGGTCCGTCTATCATAGTCGCCTGATCCAACAATGCCTCCACCCCTCCTGTTGTGATGACCGATCCCGAGTCGGAGCCTGTGTACTTTCCGTCGACTCCGGTTATGGACTGGACGTCCGTGGTCAGACGGCTCATTGTCTGAGGTGCGGTGTTGCTGGGCTGAGGGAACTCATGATAGTGTACCGCCTTGGTTGCATCACCGTTGACCATGAACGCATATCCCGCATCATTACCATGTTTCATGAACGTGGCAACGTTCAGTCCTGAATCGGAGCTGACAAACTTGGGTGGGTTCTGGTTCTTGTACTCCGATGTGAGCATGATCGAGTTCAGCAGATTGTATGCGACAGAATTTGCAAAGACCTTCGAACACTCAGACGTACCTACAAGATCCCCGGAAGGAAGATTGCAGTAAAGCGTGGAGAACGGGAAGCACGCGGGGTCTATCGCTTCGATGACATCAAGCAGCCCCACGTTGTTCAACGTGTGGATCTCGTGGTAGATATCACCGATACGTACCCAGTGTGTTATGAGCCTGACATAATCCTTCTGAGGTCTGGCTCCGTAGTTGTCCTTGTACAGTTCGGTAGGTTTCGAGTCCGTTATTCCAGAGTCTGACTTCAATGCCGCGTCAAGTGTATCCTTGTACTTGGGGTTAGACTTCAATACGTTGACATGCAGGTCGTCCCATGTCATACAGTACCCGGCTGTCTCAAGGGATTCCGAATACGGGTCACGCATGAACTTGGTCGGGTCGATGTTCTTCAACACAGGTCCACCCTTGTAGAAATAATCACCGTTGCCTCCGGGCAGTTCGGTGTTCCACCCCACCTGTGTGATACCAAGGTTGGTCAGAGCGGCACGTTCACCCGCAGCCATCTGATATTTCGCCACGCTGGAGATCCCCCAGATGTGGTCCATGAGAATATTCAGGTTCCCGATTATCTGGGAGTCCTCCGACGAGGTCGGGTATATGTTCGCCGACTTGCCTATGGTGTACAGGCTGGCGAGCAGGTTGTTCTTGATGTAGGATACATGGTTTGTATCCGGCAGTATCTGGTACGAAGGGAACTTTGCACCTATCGCCTCCCACAGTCTGCCTCTGTCGGTCGCGTCAAGGAGCATTATCTTGCGAAACGCCTTCTGATACTCCTTGTATGCCAGGTCCCAGTTACTCTTGAGCTGTTCGAGGGTCACGCCCTCAGGTAGTTTCTTAGCCATTGGTGTTTCCTCCGTTCATGAACATGTGTAACCGTTCGACTACGCCGGATATGGGCGGGTTTGCCTTGTTCATCTCGGCGACGATATTGTCATAGTCCTCCTGAGTCATGGGAGCCGCCTCTTTCATCAGCTTCGGCATGGCGGGCTGAGGTGGGTGCTCGTGCTTGTGGTTTACATTGATGACAATCCCTCCAGATATGCACTTCATCACCATGACGAACGTGACTATTGAAATTATCATGGCGACAATAGCGCCCAGGGCTGTAAGATACTCCATTCTGTGTTCCTCCTACCAGTTGTTTCTAATTCCGTACGCCAGGTCGGCGTCATCTTCGTCATTGTCGTCGTCATCGTCCAGCGCATGGGGCAGAACCCCGTCCTGTGGTCTGATGTCGGCTATGTTTCTTCCAAACTTGTCGTAGATTCCGTATAAAAGGTTCTTCGGACTGTCAGGCAGCTCCATACAAATCCACTCCAGCGGGTTTATGCCATGGTTCGCCTTGTCAACGGGCTTGTCCGCCCCCTTGTCCCCGTCAAGTGTACGGGGTTTGAACTTGTATTCGCGCAATTCGTTGATCAGCCCCGTACAGCAGGTCATTATCTTCAGCTTCCCTGCCTCGAAGTACGCATTTGTCCGCATTACCCTCGCGTCTATACCAACATGCCCCGGTTTGAACGCTATGTTCTTTGCGAGATACAGATCCGAGAGGCTTTTCTTGGCGTAGTCCCGCTTGGAGCCTGACTTCGGGTCGATAAGTGGGCTGGTGAGCATGCCTCCGCTGGGGATGTCTGCGATATGCAGGTGATAAAGCGCGGCAAGTTCGTCAATGGTGCTGTTGTTGGTACGGATTTCCTTGTAGATGTATACAATCCCCTCCCGGATGTCGATCGCCCCGAATAAAAATACTGCGTCATCATGCAATCCATAGTCGTGGGCGACAATCCGCTTCCACTCCTTCGGAACGGCGAAGGTCTGAACGATGTGATTGATCGCTGAGGGGTATACAAGACCATCGGCATATGAAAAGGAGCCATATATAAACCTCGCAACCCACCACGCCGGCTTGTTTGTCGAGTTCATCGCAATGAAATCGGGCGGCAGGTACCTGTTCGTATCGGTACTTGCTATGTGTACCGACACCATCTTGTCGATTCGTGTCTGTTCCTGGTGCTCCTCCTCGTGTATCGTGCCGTACTGGTTGATGGTATCGGCTGTGAGGAGCAGTTCCGACCTCACCCAGCCCGGGTCGGGGTTGGATTCGGCTATGAGTTTACGCCAGTCCCCTATGATCTGTCCTGTCATCGGGTCTTTACGGCTGGCCTTCATGTTTCTCAACCTGGTTTTCAACTGGTGGTAGCTCTCAGCCTTGACCTCCGAGCTTTCAATTATGACCGCCATGCTCAGATCGTATGACCTGAGCTTGTCCGCATCGTCGAACGGTCTGTACATGACCCGTGCTCCGTTCACGAAATCCATGTGCTGCTTCTGAATCGAGTAGTCCCCTATGAATGCGCCCGGGATATCACACTCCAGTTCCCGTTTTATCGTCTGTTCGTACTGGCTTGTGACGTTCGCCCCTATAAGTATGTTCGCATTGGGCGTTATCATCGCATGTTTCGCTACCTCTTGTCTGCTGGTAGTCGTCTTCCCCGTTCCATAGGCTCCGAAATTTCCGATAATCCTGTGGGCATCGCTATGTACAGGGGCCTGGTGGGGCTGAGGAATATAAGTATTGATGAAAGTATTGCAACGGGTGCACTCCAGCCAGCTCGGACTCGGCGTCTCATTATAACTTACCGCCCGCTTCATCGGAGCGAGGCATCTTGGGCACCGCGTAAAGTCCCTTGTTATTGTTCGGGGTCTTAGATACTGTACGGGTACGGGGTTTGACCTGCCTCTTGTAATTGCATTCATCCTGCATCCTCTTCAATTCTTTGATTCTTCTTCTGTAAAGGCGTGGGTTCTTCAGTTTCAACTGGCTGAGTTGCTCGTTCATCATGAGGTTCTCCAGAGCCATGACCATGTTTACGTCGAGGTCTGGATTAGGGTCCATCTCGGGGAACAGCTTGCTCAACGTATACGAGCTGGCGTTGTTGATAAGGTCGTACAGTCCGCTCTTCAGGTCCTTGAGTTCAGCTTCGCTACCGGGGCCTTCGGTCATCGCCGTCTTAGCCAGTTCTGCTATCGCCGAGAAACATAATTGAACTGCGTCCCCGAAGTTCATGTCTTCGGTTTCTATACCCTTGGTGGATATCTTTATATAAGTCTTGTCTGTCATAAGGCACCTCTTTTCTGTAATGACATCATTATAACATGATGACATGGAAACGTACAAGGTTTTTATGAAAGAAACAATATGATTGTTTATTAGTACAAACACAAACAAATATATATATAGTATATATATACTATCTTAAAATACGAATTTTAAACCCACCCCCATCAAATCAATATCACTGCTAAATCTTAATCTAATTAAAACAAAATATCATCATTATATCATACAATAATAAATTGTCAACACCCTTACCTTACTACTTTCCTATACATACTAAACCTATATGTATTCTAAAAAAAATATAAAACTATGTTTTAAAAAAAGTGTCTAACGTAAAAAAGTACAAAAATGATATTACGAATTAGAATCATGAGATTACTGGTGTCTCACCATGATATTGTAATGAGACAAACGTAATATTACAAATCAATATTACTGCAAACACATAATGTCCTACAATCCTAATTGTAAACATTCTGTAAACTGTTCTCATACAACTACAAAATGCGCAATCTATAATATCATGCTCTGTGCACTCTGCACAATTTACGCGTACGCAGCTGTACTCAGTGTCAACGTCTATAGAGGGCACCTTCAGGGAGAAATCTATAGCGTTAATCTGATAAGCTGCACACAAGTACCAATGATATTATCTTTTCGCACTATGTAATGTATGGGCAGTTTACTATTAACTGTCTGTACTACTTTATATCTTATATGAAAGGAGAACAACATTATGAAGCACACGAATCCAAGCTACTGGAAAGTTCGTGCCCGCAGATTCAACAATGAATGCACAAGTGTCAGACTTGTCAATCAGAGTAGAATCAATCTCGTTATCTTTATGATAATGGGGATCAATCCATTCAAGTAAGATGGGTTTATTAATTCAAGTCGTGCTGAAACAGGTTGGCAGTTACCCTCAAAAACTGACTACATTATAAAGGAGATTACTACTATGTTCCAGAGAAAGCAACTTACCCCGGCCAATGAATTCTACATTG